CCGCTCGATTCCTACGAGATCGCAATCCTGTCGGGCGTGCATACGTCCGTCGTCTACAAGCGCCTGAGCGAGCGGCAGGGAAAGCTTGTGCATGTCGCAGCATGGCGCATTACGCCGCGCAAGCCTGCCGCGCTATGGGTGCTTGGTGGTGGAATCGATGCGCCGAAGCCTGTCAAGGGCGAGCGCGTGCGGGAAGATGTGAATCCATTCGCGGCGGCGGCCGGCCTCGTTCAGGCGCCTCAGACGGCGACAGTGGGCCGCGTGTACCGGATCAGGGATGATGAGATGGAGGTGGCGGCGTGAGCGAGATCGAAATTGCAGTGAAAGCCGTCCAGCTCTACGCCGAGCGCCACCCGCGCCCCTGCCAGGTGAATCAGAAACAGGCGGCCGAGATGCTCGGCGTGAGCGCGCGCACCGTCTACAACATGATCAAGGCCGGCACGCTCAAGTTGAACAAGTGCGGCATGATCCCGATCGAGATGATCGACGCCGCAATCAAGGCGGCATAAATGGACATCCGCGCTCTTTTCATGTGGCATCGTGAACAACAGGAGCGATTCGCATGGCTCGCGGATAACCACAAGACGACGGGCGGCGGGCAGTGTCACCGAGACGCTGTGACGCGCCGCAATCTCAAGCTGGCGCAGTTCCATGCTGACGCAGCGAAGGCGCTTAAAGAGGTAATCGATCAGATGCGCGCCGCTATGTCCTCTTCTGACTCCCGGTAATATACCCGGCTGAGCATCTCCAGATCCTTGTGGCCGCTGATCTTCGATAAGGTCAGCACGTCCACCTTTCTCGCCAGGCGAGTGAGCGCCTCGGCCCGCGCATCGCGGAACTGCAATCCCATGATCTTCCGCCGCCGCTTGGCCTTCCGGAACAGCGCATCAAGCGATTCCGAATCGACGGTAAAGCAGCGCTCGAGATGCGCGACGGGCGCGAGCAGACGCACGGCATGACGCGTGAGCGGGATCTTGCGCGGCTTCTGCGTCACGTACTGCATCTTGTGGCCGACGGTCGCGACGCGTCGCTGAAGGTCCAGCGTCGCCTTCCCGAGCTGGAGCACCTCGCTCGCGCGCATCGCGGTACGCAGTGCGACCAGAAACGCCAGCGCAACCTCCTGACTTTTCGTCTCCGGAGCCTTGCCGCTGACATATCCGAGCGCGCGCACGAGCGGCCGAACCTCTTTCCACGGATCGACACGCCGGTCGCGCGGCGGCGCTTCGAGCGGAATCCTGAGTCCCTCAAACGGGTGGTGCTCGATCCAGTGCCACTCCTTTCTGGCAATGATGAAAACGTTGCGCAGCAGGTTGATATCGCGCACGACCGACGACGCAGAAACTTTCTTCAGACGAGCATCGCGCCACTCGGCGAGCTGCGGCGTCTTGAAATCAGCCAGGCGCATCGCGGCGAGATGAGGGAAATCCCTGGTGAATGCTTCCAGCCGCAGCCGCTCTTTCTGCTCGCCCTGCTTCGTGCTGGAGACGTCCCGGACATATCGCGTGAATGCCTCCGATACCGTGTGCAGTTCGGCAGGCTCCAGCTTCTGCTGCGCCCGTATCTCCGCCTCACGCGCGCCGGCCCATGCCTTCGCCTCACGCAGGGTACGGAACGATCCCGAGTCGCGCACCTTTCCGATCTTGATCGCTGCTCGGTATCCCTTCTCGTACGGTGTGAACGACGCCATTTTGGGCCACGCTTTGGGCTGATTTTGGGCCGCCAGTGTACAAACATCCGTTTTTGGCGGCAAATACGTGCAATGCCCTATACTGCTAAGCCCTTGATTTCCTGAATTTTCGGTGTATATTCGAAAACGTCAGAAGTTAAGGTGGTACCGGGGACCGGACTCGAACTCTGACAAAAGACGCGCCAGCGCTGCATGCGTTGGGCTTTCATTGGGCGAGAAATCGCCAGTAGTAGCGAGGCACCGAACCGTTGGCGCGGTTCGATGCCTCTGACCCATCACTGACCTTTCACGGAGATCAGCCATGAGCTTTTCAAAGTATACCGCCGCGCTTGCTGTCGTCATCCTTTCCGCATGTGGCGGCGGAGGCGGCGGATCGCCAGCAGCACCAATCGCGAAGGCAGCGCCCACGCCGATCGCTATCGAAATGATCGGCGACTCGACTATGGTCGGCGCCACCTATCCCAACGGCCCCTGCGGGGCATCGCCGACGACGGGCATATGCGATCCGTCGACGCAGGTCACGACGCCGGATAACGCGCCGGCCAACATGGCGCAGATCCTTCAGCAGGCCGGTGCGCCAGTGACCGTCACGAACGCCGCGATCAGCGGAACGGCCATTGTGGATCTGATTAACGGAAAGAACGGCTACGCGCCATGGGCGCAGATGCTGCCGACCATCAACGCGCGCGTGATCGTGCTGAATTTCGGCATCAACGACACGCAGCGGGCCGACGAGACGCCGAGCCAATACTCCGCTTACCTGACGCAGTGGATTGCGAGCGTGCGTGCGGCGGGGAAAGTGCCTGTGCTCGAAGAGCCCAATCCGGTATGCCGCGTTGGGTATGAGACACTGCCCGACTATGTGGCGCAGATGGACGCCGTCGCTGCCCAACAGGGCGTGTTGCTGATCCAGCAGTATGCCCACATCCAGTCTCTGCCGGACTGGCAGGGGATGATGAGCGACTGCGTCCATCCGCGCCCGGCGCTGTACGAAATCAAGGGCCAGCGGGAAGCGGCTATACTGGCGCCCTTGATCAGGTCACTTGAGCAGCAATGAACCGGAAAAGCAGATGGGTCGTACTGGCGCTGGCGCTGCTGGCGCTCGTATGCATCGTGACACTGGAGCACCAGAATACGCAGCCCGGGCCGGGGCCGGACATGTGTTACGCCAATGGATACGGATGGATGAAGCAGGCGGAATGCGACAGGCTAATGCGGGAAGGAAAGGTCAAGCCGCCGCAATAGCTATTCCCCGTCGGGAATCACTGCCCGCGCGCCGTCGTTCCTGTCGATCGATAGCAGGCAGTGATCCTTCTGGAACAGATCGAGAAAGCGGCACAGCACGCAGCCCCACTTCTTTCCGGCCTGCATCGCCTTCCCCGCGCGTGAGCTGATCGTCTCGCCTGGATCGCCACCCGTCAGCGTGTTGCCGATCTCGTCGAGCATGATCAGCAGATTCCACAGGTATTGTTTCATTCTTAGCCTCGCTGGTCGGAAGGAACGCGCGGATCGGCCTGCATGCGGCCACGGAAATAGCTCGCCACGCCGAGCACGGCGCCGACGGCCATCCATGCCTCAGGCGGGATCACCGGAACCGTGATGGCCGGGTTATAGCCGTGCAGGATCGGCAGCACGAGATAGTCGCCGAGCCACGCGACCGCGAAGCAGAAACCGACGAACGGACGCCAGCTGTACGTTGGCCAGTGATCAGCCTTCGCCTCGACCTGCATCGTCTGGTTGATCGTCGCGGTATTGGCCTGATCAGCGACGAGCTCGGCTTTCTCTGCTTCAGCTGCGATCTGCGCGAGCTGCGCCTGATTGTCGAGCACGGCCTTCTGAAACTGCATCGACAGGTTCGGGTCTGCTTGAATCGCCGCAAGCGCCGCGTCTGGTGCTGACTGACCAGTAACGGTCTGCGCGATGCCCACGACCTTCGAGGCGACGTCATGCGCCTTCGAGCCGCCGAGCCAGCCGGCAATCGTCGGCGCGAACTGAGCCAGCGCCATGGCTATCGGGATGAGCGGCATTTCAGGAGGCTCCACGTTTGAGGTTTGCGGCAATGCGATTCGCCCAGCCCTTTCCGAAGGTCGGCCAGTTCTTGAGCGACGTGTAGTAGAGAAGGCGCAGAGCGTTCCAGCGCAGGATGAATTGCCACGGCGGCACGGCCTGCACGGCGGCAATCGTCTGCGGGCCGATCAGCCCGTCGACCTTCGCGCCGCTCGCACCTTGCATCCAGATAATCGGATGACCGCCGTTGTAATTCGCATCGAAGATCTGGAACGCGACACGCGGATCGAAGCTGTCAAGATGCAACGGGTCCCAGTACAGCTTCTTCGCGATCGCCTTCGCGGTATCGCGCGGCAGGTCCTGCATCAGGCCTGTGTAGCCATAGGCGCGCGCCACGCGCTCTGTGACGCCCCACATCGTTTCGCCACCCGGGTCCGTCGGGTTGTTCGAATAACCGCCCTCGTTGCCGATCAGCGCGTCGAACGCATCGTCAAAACTCGTCATCGTGTTTCTCCCGCCTGACGATCTTGTCGCGGATCAGGACGTAGGTATTCAACCCCGTGAACAGGATCGTCAGATAGATCGCCACCTGGGATGCAGTCAGGCCACTGATCGCGGCAAGCGTCCAGGAAACAAGCATCTTCAGCACTGACAGCGTCGTATCGTTGCTCTGGTTCATCGTCTTCCCCGTAAACGAAAAGGCCGCTCTAGGCGGCCGGTTGTGGTGTGTGACCTGCTGCGAGCCAGTCCTGATAGATGACCCAGAACCGGTGCCCCTGAGGAACGATCCAGATGCTTCCGGCGTCGTCCTGATAGCGGATGTAGTTCGCATCAATCGAGCCGTCGATGGCTTTAACTTGCTGAAAGATCATGGCCTGTCCTTAGAAGCGCGCATCAAAAATCCAGTTGTCGAGCAGCGCGTACGTATCACCAGCGGCCGCTGCTACGATTTCGAATCGCCCTCCAACTGGTCCAGCATTCAATGCCGTAGCCGTGCTGATGTTACTTCGCGTGCCCGCTGATAGCAGAGAGACCGCAGGATTAGCGCGCATGGGTGGCGACAGGTATATGGGTGTGTCCGATGTCTGCGATGAGGCGGTAGAAGTAAAGCGCGCAGTCGCCTGATTTATCTGGTAGAACCTCCTAACCATATTGAATTCTGTTGGCAGTCCGCGCCATTCGAACGGAGTCGGCAGGCCAATAGCCGGTGCGCCGGCCGGGCACGCCTCAAGCTGCCATTGCGTCGTCGCGAGCGTGAATGTCACATTCAACGGCAATTGGATCTGAACAACGAAGAAGTCGGTTGCGAATGTACCTAGCGTCTTTCCAGAAATGCTCGGGATATCGATGCGAATAGAGAAACGTTGCGGCGTTGTCGTAACAGTCCAGTTCGCGTTATAGAACGTCGAGACCGTCGCAGAGCCGCCCGTACCGAATATCTGCGATACCGCAACCTGATTGATGGTCATTGTGCCGCTCGCACACCATAGCCACATCGAGAGCGTCGCCGATCTACCCTCAAGCGTCGTAACGCTTTCAATGCGATGTGAAATAAAAGGCTGCGCGCTCGAAGCGGCTGCCGTCTGGACGTATTGAAAAGCATACCGATATGGCAGTGTTATGCCGGCAGGCTCGCCGCCTGGAGTGAATGGTGTGATGCGGTTAATCGTGCACGCCGCGCTGCCTCCGGTTCCAGAGTTGGCAAGCCACACGTCGGCTGTATAACCTGAGCCTCCGGTGAAAGAAAACGTCGTGTTGGCATTCCAGAAATCGAAGTTCCCGTCGATGATGTAATTGCGGAACGCGAATGGCCCTTGCACCGCAGTCGTGGGTGTGCCGAGCTGGCCGCTCTGCACACGGAAGTTCGTGCCGTCATACAGCAACTCGTAAGGCGTGCCGACAACGAGCGCTCCAGACCACAGCCCGACACCACTCGATTGCGTGATGGTCTTCGCGCCGAGCCCATTTATGTTGATCGTCGGATTCGTGAGCGTGTTCGTCGCCGTCGGCGTGTAGACCCACTTCGAGTCCGTCGCAATCGATGTGATCGCGGGCACTGTTGAGGCGGTGATCGCATCACCAGTGCCGCCGATCGACGACAGCACGACGAGCTGGTTGTCCTGAACCTGGCCGGCATTGACGGCGTCTGTGCGCGCGATCGCGTTCGCCAGGCTGCGCAACTTGAAATTGCCCATCGTCAGGTCTGCCGTGGGCGTCGTCTGACCGTCGCGCGACAGGGACTGCGTGAGCGCGGACGCAATATCGGACATGGTAGGATTGGCCCAGCCGCCCGAGCTGATGATCGTGTTCGTGACAACCGGGTTGCCGCTGGGCAGGGAGTAGTTTCCGGCGCCGTCTCTCGGCATCGCTGCCTCCTAAATGAAAAAGGGCCGCGCGGTGCGGCCCTTGAAGGGATTGAACATGACCGAAGATCAAGCCGTCCGGCTCGTCCTCACATCGGTATTCGTGGTGCTTCTGAGCATGGCGATGCCTCGCATCAGGAAATGGTTAGCGAGCGACAGCGGGCGCCGCGAGGACACCAGCAGACGGGCCAAACGTTGAAATAGCATTACCGACAGGCGCGGCGATACCGGGCCTGTTCATCAGCAGAGCTTGCGCGAGACGCTGCCCATAAGTCGTATAAGGCAGCGAGCCCAGACCAATCCCGACCGCAGCAGGAACCACGACGCCGGGTGCCGCCGCATGACCGGCAGCAGCGCCAAGACCGAGCGTCAACAGAGACCGGCCCACCGTGCCGCTATCCGGGTATTTAGATCCCAGCACGTCCGTTGCATCCGAAGCCAGTTGCCCGTTCAATCCGCTATTCGTGGCCTTCTGTGCATTCGTCGCGCCGCGACGCACCGCATTCGCATACTGCGCGGCCGTGAATACGTTCCCGTTGTTCGACGCGCCCGCCATACCCGCCGCGCGCTCGATCTGCTTGTACTGCGCATAGGCGGCATTCGCGCGTCCGAGAGTCGGCAGGACATCAGGAGGGCTGGATCGGCCGACGGAGTTATTGACGGCATCGTTCAGATCGCCGAGTGCATCAGCGAGCACGCGATCGTCAGGCGTCGCATTGCCCATGATCCGGTTGCGTGCAATGCCCGCGATCGTCGAGCGCGTGTCGTTCCACTGCTGCCCGTTCATGACGCCGCCGATCGGCAGATTGTTTTGCGCGCCTTGCGGAATTGCGCCGCCCTGCAATTTTCCTGTGATCTGATGCTGAACGATGTTGTCGAATTGCTGGACGGCGCCGGGCGCGTTCTGAGACAGGTTCGCGCGGATCGCGTTGATGTCGTTGCTCAGGTTCTGGTCCGCCGTGACCTGTGCGCGCGGCACGATCGAGTCGTAGACATTCCCGATTTGACGGCGTACATAATCGACGCCCGCCGAGCCGGTCCCGATGTTATTCGGCATGGCACCGCCGATCGGCTCCAATGCGCTGTTGTAGGTCGCGCGATTCAAGCTCTCGACCGAGCGCCGCTGCGCGTTCTTGATGAAGTCACCGAGCACCGGAACGCTCGTCAGCTTGTCTTCAGTGCGCTGGAGTGCGCCGCCGAGAATCTGGCCGGGCGTCATCTGCACACCGGCCGCCGCAAGACGTTGGCGGATCGGGTCGGTAACGCCGCGCACGACGCCGCCGACACCAGCAGCGATAGGAGCCGCAGCGCCGCCCGTCAGAGCGCTTACGCCAGCCTGCGCGAGCTTCTGATCGGCATAGGGCTGGCTCGTATCGGTGACGGGCGTGAGGACCGAATTCGCGGCGCCTAGACCTGCGCCCAACGCGGTGCGACCGAGCAGACCCGCGCCGGCTGCTTCAGGAGCCGCGACGGCAAGTGGTGCCGCGCCTACAGCATTACCGGCGAGACGCCCCCAGTCGATGCCGTTGCCCTGCCGCTGCGCCTGATACTGCTGCTCCTGATCCGCGATGGTCTGGTCGATCTGCGGCAGCGCGGCGTTGAGGTCCTTCGTGAACTGCGCGTTGGGCGCGATCGCGTTCGCCACGTATGCGCCGCCATGCGCTAGCGACTGGACGCCGCCCTTGATTGCATCGCCGACGCCCATCATGAACGAGCCGGGCGAGCGAAACTGCTGAGGTTGCCCGGCAGCGGTTTGTGTTGACGCGGCTCCCGCACCGCCCGCTGCCGACGCCGGGACCTGTGATGTTGCTGGCATATCGCGTGCAATTACCGCGCCGATTCCATTGGACTGGCCGGAGCCAGCCATATCGCGCGCAATGATGTCGTCGATTCCGCTCATTTGAACATCCCTGAAACGAGATCAAGCGCAGCCTTCATTTGCGGATCTTTTTGCGCTGCCTGCAAAGCCTTGCCGCGCTCTGCACCGGGCGGCATCGCGAGCAGTTTCTGAATCTGCGGAACCATCGTCGGCTTGATGTTCTGATCGAACGCCGCGCTCTGCTGCGTGAAAGCCTTCTCGTTGCCCTGCTGATACAACGGCGTCAGGAACTGTGTTTTCAGGTGCGCCATGTCCAGGTTGTTCAACTGCGTTTGCAGGCCGCTCACCATGGCCGACTGCGGCTTGTCGTAGGTCGGCACCGCCTCATCGATCGTCGCGCGCGCGGCGTCTGTGCCGCCAGATCCCAGTGCCTTGCCTTGCAGCGAAACGTAGGTTGCATGCAGCTTCTGATACTTCGCCGCGTCCGGGCTGATCTTTGTGCTGACCGATTCCGGCAGCACGCCGGCGACGGCACCCGACGCGCCTTTCCTGTTCGCGAGGTCGATCATTTCCGTCAGCGCTTCGCGCGATTGCTGATATGCGTTGTCGGCGCCCGACATGGCGCTGTAGGACTCGGCCATCTGCTTGCTCGGCGCGCCCTGCGAGGCATTCGCGGCGTTCGTCGTGCCGAGCGGCGGCTGGGAGGCCATCGGGCCAGCCTTCGGCGCCGCGCCACCGCCAGCGAATACCGATGCCGAGCCGTTCTCGTGCAGCATGATCGCGCTGCTGATCGCGAGGCGTTGCGCCGGGTTGCTGAGATCGACCTTCTGATTGGCGGGGATGCCGAGGCGCTGCGACACGTCCTTGATGTATGCCTGCGTGTCGTTCTCGTTAGGCGGCGCCCACTTCGAGATGACGTCGGATAGCTTATTGACGCCCTGCTTGCCGTAGCTCGCGAGATTCGCATCCATCGCCGCGATGCCGCTCTGCATGTCGGGATACTGCGCAAGCTTGCCGCCCGGCATCAGCGCGCCGGGATTGTTATTGCGCAGCGGTGCGGGCGCGCCTGCCTGCGGTGCGCCGGCCGCGCCAGCGACGTTCGCCACGGTCTGCTGCACATAACCGCCCTGCCCGTTGTTCGCGGTCGGGTCCCATACCTCATGCAGCTCGTATTGCGCCTTGCCGCCAGCCTTCGCTGTCGCATTCGCCGCGACGGCTTCAGGACCGCCCTGCTGCGGCACGATCTGGAAGCCGCCGCGCCCATCGGGGACCTGCTGGAAACCTTCGGGCGCGGGCGCGGGCAGCGCATGAACGCCGTTCTCATCGGCATAGAACTGCCCGCGAATCGACGTCGGCGCGATGTAATTCGCCTTCGCCAAGGCCTGCTGTGCGATCTGCCGACCGAGCGCGCTGCTCGGGTCGATGCCGGCCGCGCGAATCTGCGCGACGACGTCGGCCGGCTTGTACGCCGCCGCCTGAATCTCCGCGTACTTCGCCGGATCGGCGGCATAGGCGCTATACGCGAGCGCGGGCGGCAGACCGAGCGGATTCATTGGCGATACGCTCGATTGAGGCGCAGACATCGCGGGCGCACCTGACGCGCTGAAGCCATCCGGCGAGCCGCCCTGACCTGAGAACGGATTCGGCGCCGTGCTCGTTTGCGGATTGCCCTGCGGCTGCTGCTGCCCACCGCCAAAGCCGAACGCCGCTGCTTGTGCGCCGCCGAGCTGCTGATAGCCCTGCGACACGTTCTGATTCAGCTTCGCCGCGAGCAGCGCCTGACCGAGCTGCGCAAGGCCGCCGCCGATGCTGTATTTCGGCATAACCGTGTACTGCCCCGATCCCGTCGCCTGAATCTGTTGCGGCTGCATCGAGCTTTGCATCAGCGCCTGCGCGATCGCCTGCTGACGCTGGAGCGTGTAGTAGTCGCCCTGATACTGCGGGAGAACTGTCATTCCACCACCGGCACCGGCCATGTCAGTAGGCTCCGTAATTTGCGAGGCGCGAGGCATAGAGCGCCGGGATTGAATTGTCTGCGGGCATCATGCGCGCGGGCTGGAACGGCAGCAGCGTCGCCGTAGGCGCGGCGAGACGCTGAAACCCCGGTTGAGAGCCGTTCTGGTTCTGCTGCGCCTGCTGCTGATAGCTCTTGCTCTGCTGGCTCATGAGCTGCTGCGCGAGGCTCGACAGGTTGCCCATGTTCAGGCCACCCATCGAAGCGCCGCCGATCGGCGAGGCGCCCGCGACTTCGCCCGACAGACCACCGCCGAGCGCGCCGCTCGCCGTGCCCGTCATGCCGCCGCCCGGCGTCAGGCCACTGAACAGGCCAGTCGGAGCCGAGCCGAGCGCACCGCCGAGATCGCCACCCATCGCGCCACCGAGGCCCGATCCGCCAGCGGAAACAGTGCCCGTCAAACCAGCATCGCCGAAGGCAGCGGGGCCGCTGAATGTGCCCGCGAGCCCGCTCGCGCCAGCACCGCCGCCCACGTCGGTTGCGAGAGATCCGCCACCAAGGCCGAACAGGCTCGACATGCCGCCGCCAGCAGAACCCGCTGCACCAGCCGCCGCGCCAGCATCAGCAGCGCCCGCCGCGCCTCCTGCCGCACCGCCGCCACCCGCACCCATCGCACCGCCGATCGCGGGCGCTGCGAACATGCCACCCATAACAGCGCCGATCGTCGAACCCGGCTTGTGATTGACCCAGTTGTGGATGCCGGCCGTCTGCGAGTACATCGGATCGATATACGAGGACGCCTTGTCGATCGGCGTCACGATCGAGGACAAAGCGCGATTGCCTTCGGTCGGCAGTTTCTTGCTTGTCAGGTCGATGTACTTCTGGCCGAACACCCACGACAGCGGATCGGTATAACGCTGGAACTTCGAACCCGCCTCGCCGAGCGGGTCTTCGTAATTGTTGCCGCTGAGAGAATCGCCGAATAGCCAGCTCATATCATCCTCACGCGAACGCCAGCATGGCCGCGCTGCCCAGACCGAACAGCCCGCTCATCATGTTGTTGCTCGATGCCTGGCGCCCGTTGTAGCCCGCCAGTTGCGACTGATACTGGTTGTTGTACAGACCCGCAATGTCGGCCGGCGACGCAGCGCTCTGCGACGTGCCGGAATAGCCCGGAATTAGTCCCGCCAGCGTCTGCATATTCGAATACGGCAGCTGGCCTACCCCGACCTGCTGGCCGTACAGACCCGCCTGCTGGCCCGTTGCATTCAGGCCGGTACCAAGCGCGCCAAGCTGACCGTAGCCAAGCTGACCGGCAAGCCCATAGAGTCCCGCCTGACTCTGGATATTTCCCGATTGCTGCCCGAGCAATCCGGCCTGCGTGTTGATACCCGCAATCTGGTTGTTCAGGTTCTGTGTGCCGATCTGCGAGCCGGTGAGAACCGCCTGATTCTGAGCATTGCTATATGCCTGCTGCTTCGTGTTGTTGAAGTTCAGCATCGCATTGTTGTACGCCTGAGAACCGGGCGTGATGCCCTGGTTGGCGAGCTGCGCGTCAAGCGATTCCTTCTGCTGCGCGAACTGGGGATCGAGATATTGCGTCTGCGACGCATACGCGGCGTTCTGGCCTTGCTGCTGCGCATTAGCCGCGGCGCCGTTATTCAGCTGTCCGCCCAGCCCGGAAAGCTGCGTATTGATCGACTGGTATTGCGGAGTCAGACCCAGCGCGCCCTGCGCATATCCGGCGTACTGGCCGCCAATTCCCTGCGCCTGGCTTCCTAGCCCGCCAACAGTGCTGTTCAGTCCATAAAGACCGTTGAGCGAATTCTGATTGATGTTCGCACTGTTGAAGATTCCGCCGAACGCCTGCCCAAGACCTTGCGCGAGTGCAGGATTGATCGACGTCTGCGTGCTGTAGATCGGCGCGCCTGTGTTCGGGTCAGTACCGGTCTGGACCGTTTGCTGCGAGCCGAACGGATTCGAATAGTTATTGAGGTTCAGCGCCTTGTTATAGGCCGCCGTCGCCTCGTTCGTATTGGTTGTGGCCTGCGCAACGACGTTCGGGTCGGGATAAGACGGCGCAGAACCGCCTCCCTTTCCGCCGCCTTCGAGTGTCGCCGGCCGGTTTCGACCGAATGCGCGATGGAACGCGTTAGCCGGCAGATCCGGCGCGTCGGATGTCAGCCAATAGTGCCGCATGGTATTTGCCTTCGATGTACCGGCATTCGCTGCGCAACATGCCGTAGACGATCAAGTCCGTGCCATCGGTGCAAGCCTGCGGGAGTTGTCCGCGCCTCTTGAACCCCATGTGCTCGTCGAAACGCTGGGCGTCGACGTTGTCGGCCCGCACAAGGCCGATGATGAGATTTACTTTTTCCTGATTGAACGCATAGCCGAAGCACGCGGCCATGTAGGCCGGCGTCATCCAGTGGCGCGTTCCATTCGAGGCGACATGCATCATGATGTTCGCCTCGCAGCGGTTATCGAACACGACGCCAGCGACGAGCTCGCCATCGTTTTCGAGACCGATAGCCGCATACTTCTCGAATCCCGGAATGCCGATGTGATCAGCAACGAACCGCATGACCCGTTCGTGTTCATTCCAGACGATGCGTTTCATACGACCAGTCCGCCATCCTGAATAACGTAGGACGTGCTCACCCACTGAGCGGTGATGTCGAGCGCGGAGATTTTCATGTGCATGGCGGCCGTCATGCCGACGCCCGAGACCCACTGCCAGTCTTTCTTGATCGCCTGATCTGTGCCCCAGATACCCGCATCCCATTTCGCCTGATCCCACAGGCCATAGGGCGACGGTGAAAACGACGGCACGCCGACGGGCGCAGCCGTGTCGAAATCGACGTTCAGACCGAGCAGGACGCCGGGATTGCCGCTCGACTGGATGATCGGGCGCGCCATCGTGATCTGCTTTTCCTGTGGGCTGTCCAGATACGAGAAGGCCTGCAAACCCTCACCGTTGATCTGCTCGCCGTTATCGTCCATCGCGTTCGTCCATGCCTGCACGACGACGCCGTTGCCACCGTAGTAGATCCTGTCCTGCTGCCGCTCCCAGCAGTTGGCTGCCCATCCTGTGAAATTGCACCAGGCGCCCGTGATCGTGTTCATCACGTACTGCTGTTGCGTGCCGGTGCCGACAGGCACGTTCAGGTAAAGCTGGTTTTGCAACGGATGCAGCATCATCTGCCAGCCGTAGTTCGAGGCATAGGCAGACGTCGCAGCGGAAATGGCGCCCTGAATCTTGTACGTCAGGTTCTTCTCGGTGTTGACGCGCGTCGACGCCAGCATGTCGGAGATGGGCCCGAGACCATCTTTGCCGATGTACAGCAGATCGCCGCCATATTTCAGGAAGCACTTGTTGCCCATCGGCGTGCCGAGCTGGTAGACGCCGACCTTCGTCCACGTCGACGACTGGGACGGATCGGTGCCCTGATAGACGGCAATCTCGCCTTCGCTCGTGACCCATACGGCGTAGTCCTGCATACCGTATCCGCCGTCGACTGTCCATACGCCCATCGCGACAAGCGAGCCGCCGCGCAGGAAGATCGGCGAGAAATCGAACTGCGTCGCGGCGCCGCCCACGGCACCAACAGGCAGATACCAGGCGTGCAGCGTGCCCTTCTCGATGAACCATACGCGCGATGCGAAGCCGCACACATGGGTGAGATTATTCGGGTTCACGCCCGTGATCGAGATCGGCGACGAGCCGGACGTGACGCTTTGCCATGTCGTGCCGTTGTAGACGTAGTAGCCGTCGGCGCCGTTGACCATCAGCAGGAAGGGACCCGCGCTGGTCGCGAAATTCGTGTGTATCCACTTGTCGTTGCTCAGGGAGCCGATGACGGCCGCGCCGACAGCGCCGCCTGCCGTCACATCGAACACCGAGCCGCCGGCCGCCGCGAAGAGTTTCGAGGTGCCCACAGCCGGGTTGTAGCCCATGATCGAGTTGACCTGATTCCCGAGGCCTGTTGCCCAGTTGACCGAACCATTGCGCAGCGCGACGCCCGTCGTGTTCGGAAACAGGTTCGTCAGAATGACGGCGTCCGTTTCAGCCATCGCGGCAATAGAGTCGCGGGCATTCCAGCCGCCGACGGGCGCGGGCAGATTCTTCGCCCTGGCGACCTGTTGCTGACGCGGGGAATAGACGGGTTTGCGCAGCGGCATTATGCCCAGCTCCCCGATGGCACGAGAATGCCCGGATAGATGTCGTACTTCACGTCACCCATGTTGATGACGTCCTTCGTGCCGTCGCGCGCCTTCACGACAGCGAGCGCCGTCTCGTAATCGGCAAAGTCCTGCGCATAGTCGAGCCCCTTAGCCTTCTTCCAGCGCCATTCGATACCGAGCTTGAAAACCATCTCGTCGAGCAGCAAAACGTCCGTGTCGGCAAGAAAGCGCCCTTGCGGCGTGCCGACTGACGACTGCGCCCAGTTCGTCGATTTGTACTGAAACCAGATGTTCTGATTGGGCGTCGGGACGGGAATGAACAGGATCGCGTTGCCGCGGATCTGAAATTGATTCCACGGCCCCTGCATGACCATCGCTTTCAGCTGCTCCCAGCGCGCGGCTGTCATCGGTCCGAACACCGGGCGACGCAGATCGCGATTCCACATCGTGTCGTTCAGGATTGCCTTCAGGCCTGGATACGTCGACTGGATGTTCGCGACCTGCGTCTCAACGGCCGTCGTGAGAAACGTGCCTTCGAGCAGACATGCCTGCGGGTCGTATTCGTTCAGTTGCCACTCGCCTTCTTTCGTCGAGAGCGCGACAACCTGCTGAATCTGCGGATCAGCCGATTGCGCGGCCGTCGTCGGGTTCGGCAGGTTGATGCGCTGGCAGACGTCCTGAATGATCGACAGGCAGGTCATGTCGGTTCCTTAGGCTGCTGCTTCCTGTTTCGGGCGTCCGGGTCCGCGCTTCTGCTCGACAGGCACCATCATCGCCATCTGCTCGCGCATTTCCTCGACCACTGCCGTCAGATCCTCGACGCGCTGCTTGAGCGAGTCGTTCTCGACCTGAAGCGCTTCGATGCGGATCGCGCTTTCCTTGCCTTCGCCGGCCTTGACTGCTTCCTGGGCACGCGTTTTCAGAGCGCGCGCACCCATGCCGATGCGCCCGAGCGCTTCCTCGTTCGCATTCGCGAGGTCTTCGAGCGTGCGCACATTGACGGCGCCGCAGTTCGCGATTTCAGCCGGCGAAAACAGCGTCGTGCACATCGCGAGCGGCGTACCGTTGACGGGCAATTCCTTACCTTCCTTGAACATCTCGTACATCTTCTTGAAGTCGCGCGCCCACTCCCAGTCGTACATGCCGGCCTGCGCCTGACCTTCGATCTTGGCGAGCCACGATTCGGCGTGATCCTCGCGCACGTCCTTGCCGCCTGCGGGTGTGACAATCACCCAGTCGACGTCCTTGTACATCTTGCGGCCTTCGCGCACGGTTGCGATGCGATCCTCGACGGGGCGCGATTCGAACCGCACGTGAGGCCGCGAGCCTTTTTCCTGCATCCTGAGTTCGTTCATGGTGCTTTCTCCTTGGGGCGAAGTCTTATAGTTTGCTGAACAGGTGGGCGATGACGGCTTTGCCGAATTCTGCGGCATCCAGGCTGCCTTTTTGCATCGTCGCCATGATCGAGTGCGGCAGCTCCGTCAGCGCATGCTCGAGCGCGAGAAATCGCTCTTCGACACGCTGTTCGAACGTTTTCGGCTCAGCGGGCGAACTTGCGGCGCTGGGCGACGTGGTAGCGGCGCCAGCGGCAGACGGTGCAGAGGCCGGTTCGGTTGTAGGGGCGACCGCAACCGGGGCAGCGTTTGGGACGTCAGCGGCGACAGGCTGCTGCGGCTCTGCGGTTGCCGGCGCAACGTCACCGGGCGGCAGCGGATTTTGCACTTCATCGGTCATGATTCACCTCACGCGGAGAGAACGGCCAGCGCCAGCTTTGCGTCGATGGCCTCGAAGATGGCGCCCTTGCCGGCGCCAACGGAAAACCCGGCATTGGCCGACAGACCGTTGATCTGCGCGCCGAAGTCGGGATAGACGGTGAGCGCATTTGCGCCCGAGTTGTAAATGACACAACGTTCACCGGCATTCATCGGCGGCAGACGTGCACCGCTGCTGGCAGCCGTCGTGCTGAAATGCGAGATGCCGACGCCGAGCGCGAGCGCGCCGTTCTGCGTGGTGCCCGCGCTCACGAGGTTCTTCGCCGCCTGCCCGAGGATGGCTTGCGCCATGCCAGCCGAGAGACCGCACAGATTTCGGGAATCCATTTCGATACTCCAAAAAAGGACGGCCCACCGAAGTGAGCCGCCCAAAACCCCAAGGAGACAGCGGGGATTACGTCAGGTCCGAACCTTTGACGCCCGTGTAACCGCTCACCGTCGACAGACCGGCGTTCGTCACAAAGTTCGTCGCAGTTGCTTGGGCCCATGCGTTCATGTCGGTCGTGTCGGTGGTTGCGACACCATCCGCGACCTTGTGAGCGACGTTGTACCAATAGACGAGCGAATACAGCGCGTCATCGAGACTCACGAGAGTAGCCATTAAGTCACCTGCCCTTCAGCGAACGGACGATCGCACTGGACCACGTTGTAGAACGTCGTGCCATCGTTCATCGTGCCGGTGAGCGTGATCGAACCCGATGCGGTCGCGTTTTGCCCGGTCGCAAGGTCCGATTGCGTCATCGTCAGCGTGCGGCCATCGGAGCTGATCGCACCGACGTATGTGCTCGCCGGAATGCCCGTTCCCGAAATCGCGAGACCAACGAACAGACCATCCGAGTTCGACACGCGCAGCAGCGGCGAGCCATTCGTGGTCTGCGTATTGGCCTTCGTGATCGTCGCCGTCGCGGCCTGATCAGACGTGGCATTGAAGATCGCTTTGCCAGCGACGCCCGCAGCGCCAAGCTGACCAGCGGCCGTGATGCCAACGAGCGACCCGGCCGCCACCGATGCCGTCGAGTTCGCCACGCAGCGACCCGAAATCTTGAACCAGCCATACTGCCCGGCCGTCATCGGATAGGTTGCGAAGGCAATCGAGCGGCCTTGGTTGGCCGTGTTCGGGAGCGCCGTGAACTGCCACGAAGCGTCCCACACACAGACCTGACCTTGATTGAGCGTGGCATTGGCCTTGCCATAGATGTACTCGCCACCCCCCCAGAACGGATCGAGCGATGCCAGGATGGTCCCCACCGGTTGACGCTGGGTCGTATCAGGCGCGAAGTAATTGCCGATCGGCTGCGAGCCAATCAGCGGAGCTACGGATGCAGCAACAGTCATTTCATCCTCCGATTGGTTGTTAGGCCTTCATCACGCCCTGAAGGAAGCGTGCAGAGCAGACGAGGTTGCCTTGCCACAGGACCGGCATCACGACAGCGTCCTGGTTCACGCTGCGCAGCTCCTCCGGCATGTCCATGTTGGCGTCACGATGCACGACCATTTCAAGGAAGTCCGTGTTGAGGAAGTACGCGTGCTGGCCCGGAATGCCGCCCGACGAGTCGAAGAACACGTCGGCCGTCTTGTACTTCATCGAGACCATACCGCCCTGGCCACTGTCTTCCGGCGCATAGCGCTTGAGCGACGTCTGCGACTGCTCGTAGAACGCGAAATAGTCGTCGGACATGACGATCAGGTCGGGCGTATCCGCGCCACGGGTCAGTTTGATCCACAGCGGCAGCATCAGCGATTCGATCGTCGTCGGGCTCGGCGTGATCGCACCGCCGCCTTGGATCGGCGCGGCCGCCGACTGGACAATGTTCTGCCAGAAAGCCCACGTCGAGGCGTTGATGCCGCCCACCGTGCCGACGCCGCTGTCGGCGACGATCGCCTGCAAACCGTTGATCTGGTTCGAAGCCGTGCCGTCCGAATAGACGTCTGCCGACAGACCGTTCGCGAACGAGCGCTGCGCGTTCGTGATCTTCGATTTGGTGAAGTTGATGATGCGCTGCGCGCCCGAGTTCGTGCGGAGTTCCAGACCCGATGCGGCAACGTTGACCGCCGCCTGGCGCCACGGAAATTCCGCAGCCGTCAGCACGTCGACGGCGTTGATGTTCAGCACATCGTAGCCGCTGTAGCGCTGATAGGTCGAGTTCGCTTGGTAATCGAGCGGGCAGACGATCGACAGGCCGCCGTCTTCGAGGCGAACACGACCCTTGCTCGCGATGCGGCGATACAGGGCGTTGTGCTTCGAAACGTTGTCGGCAACCGTCTTCTTGTGATTGCGATACGTGGTCGATACCAGTTCAGTGAAAGCGTTGAACAGGCTCGACTGACCGGGAGATGCCATGATGGGCTCCTATTCAGTTAATGAGGCCTTGCTCTCGCGCTACGCGCTCAAGCGTCTGTTCCATGGTCTCGTTGGCGGGTGCGCCAGAAGGAACAGTCGAGCGGCCGTTGGGCCGCACGTTGTTCGCTCCCGCGCGCTTTGCCTGCGCGACCTTTGCTTTCCGCTGCGCGTCCCACTCTTGCTGCTGTTGAGCGAGCCAAATCTGGTACGTCTGCGGGTTTTGCCGCATCGCCATCTCGTAAGCGTCGTCGAGGTTCTTCGCCTTACCGGCCTGCAAAAGCAGCGCCATGTCCTGCTGAAGAATGCCGAAGTGCTCGTGATCCGGGTCTGCGGCGAACGCGGCAATCTCGCTGTCGATCGCCGAGTGTTCGGCTATCTGGGCTTGCTGCTGCGTGTGAAAATGCTGCTGTTGCATCTGGTCGACGCGCTGTTGCAGTTGTTGCAATCGCGGATCGACCGGATTCTGTTGCTGCCACACCTGTTCGCCGGCGCGCTGCTGGATGCCATTGGCGAGCGTCTGGAGATCGACGCCATAATCGCCCGCGATCTTGAGCAGCATGCCGACCTTCTGCGGCATCTGCGAATAGCGCAGCAGGTGATCGGCCTTGAAAAGCTCGGCGGCGGCGACCTGCGGCGTCACGCCGAAGCTCTGGATCGTCGCCATGAACGGCTGCGTGACGCGCTCCCATTCCTGCGACGCCTGCGCGCCCGCCTTGTACTGCTCGATGCCCTTGTGGAAGTCCGATTCGCGGCGCTCGATCTCAGCGCGCGCGAGCGGCGGCAACTTGTCCCACTCGGCGAGCGCAGCTTTCTTCCATGGCGGGCGGAAAGCGGCTGGTTCGGGCTCAGTCGGTTCGGTCGGCTCGGTGGGTTCTTCCGGTTCTTCGACCGGTTCCTGAGGCTCTGCGGGCTCTTCCAGCGGCTCCGTCGGCTCTTCAGGCTCGACCGGCTCGGTGGGCTCGGCAGGCGGCGTGAAATCGCTCTCAAACGAGCCGCGCAGGCTCGCGTAGGTCTCGCGCAGCGTATCGTCGATCGTTACGTCAGGCATTGCAGGCTCCTTGGGCATAAAAAAAGCCGCTCAAGGCGGCTTCGTGTTGTTTTTGACTGATCTTCATAGCTGTGCAAGCGCTCGCTGGCTTTCTGCGGACATGCCGTTGTAGACCTCGGCAATGCCCGACTCGATCTTCTTGCCGAACTCTGCGTCGGCGGACTCAGCGCGCTTGATCGCTTCCTTGCGCTCGGTTTCCATGCCTTCCCACGGGCGGCAGTTGTTGCGCTTCAGGTCTTCGGTGCGCGCGCGGCGCCCTTCGATCCAGCGGCCGTCGATCGGAGACGTGTAGCCGGGCAGGTCGGCCTGCACGGCGGGCGCTTCGACGATGCGGTGCATCGTGCCGTGACATTCCGGCAGGTCATGATCGCGGTTTGCGACGTGGCGGAAGATGGTCTGCTTGCGGCCGCATTCAGCACAGCGTGTCGTGTACATAGGCATTACTCGCCCTCCCCGCTTCCTGAGCGCGCCGCGCTGATCTGCGCCGCTTCGAGCTGCGCGCCTGTGGTGACTTCGGCAACTTCGAGCGCGCCCTGATTCTTCATGGCTTGCAGGATCAGCTGCACCTGTCCCGTCATCTCGGCCTTCATGCGCTCGAGCGCGGCGTCCGTCTGCATGCGCATGCGCTCCAGCGCGGCTTCGTTCTGCGCCTGCAACTGGTTGCGCTGCGCTTCGAGCGCGTTTTCCTGCTGGGCCTGCAACGCCTGTGCGTGCTGCTCCAGATAGGCCGTCTGCGCCTGAATCTGTGCCTTCTCGCGATCGGCCTGAACCTGCGCGGCGATTTCCTGCTGCTTGCCCTGCTGGCGCAGCTGCTCAACCTGCAACGGAATCTGTACTTTCGGATCGGGCTGCGGCGCGGGCGGCGGTTGCATGGCGTCGATCGCGTCCTCGACCTGCGAACCCATGCGGAACTTGCGCGAGACCATCAGCAGCAGTTCCTTGAATGCCGGGAACGGCATGACGCCCATCTGCACCATCGGGCCGACTTCCTTCACGAGCTCGACGAGCGCGGTGATGACCGCCTGCAGATCGGCTGCGTCTTCCTGCTGCGCGGCTGCGATGGTCGAATCGGTTTCGATGTCGACGCGGAACGTGCGCTGCGCATCGTCCTGCATGGCCTTATGCACGTCTTCCCACGTCGTGGGCTTGGGTGGCAATGGCGGTACGTTCTGGCCTTGCAGGCGAGCCTGAATGGCCTGCGCCATCATCTGGTAGCGCTGCGGCATGACCTGCGCATCCGTCGGCAACTGGATCTGCGTCATCGCCTTGAGCGTCTCCAGCGAGAAGCGCTCGCAGATCACTTCGGCCTGGAGCGCGAACAGATCGCGAATATAGGCCTGCACCGAGCGCTGCATGCGCGACAGGCGCGTCATGCCGAATGCCACTTTCAGGTCCTGCGCGCCCTTCGTCTCGCTCGGATCGCTCGCGCCGCGCATGATGTCGGCGAGGCCCGTCAACTCATAAATGACCTGCTTGCAGCCTTCGCGCTGCTCGCGAAGCTCCTGAAGCACCTTGGCGGCCTGCTCGATCGGTGCCCACCAGATGGCAGCGGCGATGCCGCCAGCCTCGTACAGCTGCCTGATCTGCTTGTCAGCCGGGATGAGGTCGTTGTCTTCGCCGCGGAACAGTTCGGCGACCTGATCGCCGAGCGACGGATCGTAGATCGCGCGCAGCTTCAGACCGCTGATGATCTTGTTGATGCGTGTCGACACGCGGTCGAGCTCTTCGGCCTGCTCCTTGTATTGCTCGTAGAGCGTCGTCGGCTCGAACTTGTCGCTGTCCGCGATCGCGCGCAGCGGATTCGGCATCGGCCAGAACTGCTCGAGCTTCAGCGGATCGCTCTCGGTCTTGAGCGGCCCTTTCGCATAGCCGCTATCGGCAATCCAGATGACCTGCCGCGTGTCCTTGTCCCAGATTTCCCAGACCTTCGCGGTCTTGAAGAGCTGCATCGTCTGATCATCGATGCGCTCGCGATCGACGTCGGTGTCAGCCGGACCGCCATTCAGCTCAATGACGTTGCCGATCTCGCCGAAGCGCTCGACGCACTCGCGGCGCGTCAGATCGTGTTCGAACGCCCACCACGGGATTTCCTTCCACGACCGGCCGGGCCCGCACAGATAACGATCCCAGCGCACGTGCTCGATGGGCGCCGTCTCCCACGCCAGTTCCTCGTTCTGCTCGCCCTGCTGCGCTTCATGCGCGAGATTCGTCTCGTCCTCTTCCTTGCCCGTCTGCTGGACGTCGCCGACCTCGACGAGATCGGGCACATAGCGCACGCGTGAGAAGCCGCGACCGCAGATCAGCATGTCGAGGATGTCATCCTGCACCTCATCATCGAAACCCGTCGTCTCGGCGTTGAACGTCAGCGAGCGGCTGATGACCTCAGACACGGCTTTGCCGAGCGGATCAGCCTGCCCGAAACGGCGGCGGATGTCGGGCGTCGGAAGCGTGTTGTAGACGGACGGCGCGAGGATTTCGGTGTTCGCCCACAGCACGTTATAGCTGTTCTTCTTCCGGCTGACGCTCTTGCCGTGGTAGATGTCCCACTGCTTCTTGGCTGTCGTGCGCCAGTCCTTGAAGCGCTTTTTCGCCATGGCGAGCTCAACCGACCAGCGGCGATAGATGCCCTCTGGCGTCTCGCCGAAGTCTCGCGGACTGTCGACAAGGTTGACTGCCGTGGTGTCGATGTCGGTCATTTACGCGAGCCCGATCAGGAGCGTTGCGGTTGTGTTCGTCGCCATGACCTTCTGCACCTCGATGGGCAGGATCGTGCCGACGGGTGGCGCGGTGAACGTCACCGTATTGCCGCCCGTCGTCTGGACGGCCACATTGCCGGCGCCGCCGACGTAAATTGCGCGATAGGTCTGCGCTGCGGTGTCGCTGGGCGTGATCGCAGCGGCGGTGCTGTATGTGCTGAACGGGCCAGTTTGCATGTCAGGCTTCCTCCGCGATGCGCCGCGCGCGTGTGCGGGCGATCAGTTGATCGATGGTCAGTTCAAGCGGGTACTTGGGCGCGGGCGGCGCAGGCCGTGCAGCTTTTTCTTCCTGCGCGGCAATGGCGAGATAGCGGAAGCCGTCGGCCGGATTCGAGCACCAGTCGTGCAGCGGCTTCTCGACGAACACTTTTTTATCCTCGTCGTACTCGCGCCGGTATTGCGAGAGCGCGTCGAGGCCGGTAAAGCCGGCGCTGTCGTCGGTATCGCACGACGTGTCGAAATACACGCGCGGAAACATCGTGCGCACCGCCTGAATGCCGTCCTGCACGCTCAGGTTCGCCACGATGTCGACGTGATCCCAGCCGAGGCCCGGAATCTTGCGGCCGTCCTTCTCGACGCCTTCCGCGAACTGTTCCTGAACGCTCTTGCCCATGCTTGCGAGCGTCTTCGCCTTCGCGTCGTGTGGCAGATAGAGCATGCCGAGCTTCGCGCCACGCTCGCGCAGGTAGGTCCAGATATAGTCGAGATAGAACGCGACGTCGTGGCCGTTGCTCGAATGGAAGCCGAGCACGTGAATGGCCTTCCAGGGCACCTGAAACGGCCAGATCGACGTGTCGTCAGTGCGGCCAAGGTCAGCCGCGAAATTGACGGGCAGCGTGTTGTCGACGGCAATATCCGTGATGCGCTTCTCGGCGCGAACCTGCACCATCCATGCGGTGTAATACGCGCCCATCACGGCAGCATCAAAGCTGCACATGTACTCCTGATCGAAAATCGACTGGCCGAAGTCCGGACCGTATTCCGCAATCAGCGATTGCCGTTCCTGCTCGAGCGCCTCGGGCGTGAAGATGCCCGTTTCCATCGCCGTTGAGACGTCGGAAAACGCGCCCGGCATGTTGCGCGCGGCCTTGAGCATCTTCTCGGCATGGTTGTGTCCGCGCGGCGTCGTGATGAACGCCGACCATCCGCCGTTTTCGAGCAGGATCGGGCGCACGTAGGCCCACGCTGCCGGATTCGCAAGCGCCCACTCGGAAAACACCACGCCCGCAGGAGACGAGCCCACCAGCGTGTTGTATCGATCGCTGCCGCCGACTTGCCACGTCGAGCCGTTGATGAATTCGATGAACATTTCCTGCTCGCGCGTCGTGCGGCGCAGAGCAATCGGGAAGGCTTCGTCGATCCGACGCATGCCGGTGTGCGGGTTGATCGCGCTCCAGATGGCCTTGCGCGCGTGCGCGGCTTCCGGGAGCAGGTGCCAGTAGCTGCCGACCTTCTGGAACGCCGCAATCGAGGTCCAGCGCAGCGCTACGTCATCCTTGCCCCAGCGGCGGTGCGCGATCTGGTAGGCATAGCGGCCGCCGTTTTCCAGATACGACCAGATCTTGCGCTGATGCTTGCGGGGCTTCCAGCCGTGGGCCGGCAGGACGATCTCAGGCATCCTCATCCCCGTGGCGGACGATCTTCACGACGACAGCGCCGCCGCCTTCGCCCGTCAGTTCCTGCGTGAACTTGTCGCCATACTTCTTCGGGTTCATGCGCGCGAGCACCCATTTGCGGGCATCAACCTGCAAGCGGGCCCGTTCGATCATGTCGCCCTTTGTGATCTCGACGCCGCCGTCGGCCTTAGTGGTCCTCTTTGAGCCAACGCGCACCTTGTCGGCAATTTCGAGGATTTCATCGAAGTAATGGTCGGCACGAGCGTTCATTGCTTCGCTGTACTGCGCGGCCAGCTTCTCGTCATTCTCGATCCAGCGCAGCACCGTGCGCCGGTTCGGCATGTCCTTCGCCTTGCAGATTTCGCGCAGGCTCTTGCCGTCGGCCATGCTCTCGCAGATGCGGTCGAAGAGCGCCTGCGAGAACGTTGATGCAGCCATGGTCAGGCGCCCATGTAGCCGGTCTTGCGACCGGGCGGAATGCGCTTAAAGCGTTCAGCCAGCGTGAACGGCTTGCCCGTTTTCGCCCATCTCGGGCGCTTCAGGATGCAGACCCGCACGCCGCGTCCGGTTGCCCCAAGGCGAATCCAAAGGTGCACGTAGTCCCCGTACACGACCAGAAAGCGCGTGGAGACGTAGGAGCGCATCTCAGTACCCGCCCTTGTACGTCGCGAGGCGCGCGCCGACCTTCTTGCCGTCGGACTTGCTCTTGCCCATCACGCGATCGGCCTTCGCGTCGATCTTCGCTTCCGTGCCGGGCGACATGCGGCCGGCGTTCACGGCCTGGCTCGCGCGCGCTTTCGCGTTCGCGGCGTGACTGGCGTCGGGCATGGGATACGCCTTCTTGCCGGGCATGCCGAACTCAGACTTCGGCATGGATTTGCGCTGCGAGCTGCTGAGCTTGGCCATTTCGGGCTCCAGAAACGACAAAGCCCGCGAGGCTTGCGCCAGGCGGGCTCGGGTCTTTTCGGAGTGAAGCTGGCCCGGACCTTCAGGCCAGCTCACTCGTCAAGAGACGGATTCGGTCATCAATTGCGCCGCAGTATATGCGATTTCCGGTTTGTTTACAAATTTCCCCTCGATTTTGTCCAGACGCTGTGCTATGGCAGTCTGCGCGTGGTACAGCGCGAAGTCCCACACGTGCCCAAACCCGCGCCCCTGCTTGAGCTTCAGCCTGCGGCAGATGAACGAAGACGGGGCTTTCCACACGTAGTGCATCATCAGCACATCCTTGTCCATCGGCATCAACACGCGCCATTCAGCCTGGACGATCGAGGCGTCCTTGTAGTCCGGCGCGGCCGGGATAGCGCGCGCCTCACGCCATCCGCCGCCCCGATACATGCCCTCGGCGGACGTGGCGCGGCCCGGCGT